CCCCTTCCGGGGGCCCCTGGCGCCTTAACAGCGCTGGGATACATATCTCCTCTGCTAACTTCCCTTTATGCCAATTGTCGACAAAACGATCATTATCCCGCGGGTTCAGTTCGGCTATCGTGGGGACACTCGAGTATTTTACCGTGAAGTTGTGCCCGTAACAATGGTGCGCAACCGTGACGGTGTCTCGAATCCTCACTACCAGTCGGACATCCGCATGGGTAGGAACGCTACGACGACTATGTCAGGTAACTTTGACAAATTGGTGTTGAGTATCAGGGGAAGTGCATGGGTGGATCACTTGTCACTCATAGATCCAAACGATACCAGGATTTACAGGTCCACAACTCACGGGCCTGTGGCGTTCCGGGGTAGTTTCGTTACCGGTGTGCCAGTCGTGGACGTTTCGAAAGCAGATAATAGGGCTCGCATAGCCTTTCTTAAGAAAGCTCGGAGAGCGGCGGTGAGTTTTGATACACCGACGTTCCTTGGCGAACTTGGTCAGGCTTTGCGTATGATCGCGTCTCCCGCACAGGGTATCCAAAGATTACTGAAGAACTACTTGCGAAATTGCAAGAAAACTCGACAGATCAATGGACGTCCATACCCCCGTGGTTCTAAGGGGTACCTCGAATGGAAACGAGGCCTTGGCGGGTTGTGGCTTGAGACGGTCTTCGGTCTTGTACCTCTCCTTTCTGATGTTTCGGACGCTGGGAACTTGTTCAGAACCCAGCGCACCCGTAAAGCCGAGGTTATTATCTCGGGGATAGGTATCGAAGATACGCTCATTTCACAGTCCAGCAGTAGTCAGTACGTTGACGGAGGCATTGGCGGATTCCCGTGGATTATTAACGAGGTCCGCTTAAATCGTGCTTTTGTCAAGTACCATGGGCTGTTGAAACGAGATGTCACAGGACCTGGTGGAAACGGAATGACTGCTTGGGGATTTACTCCCAGTCAGTTCTTCCCCACCGCATGGGAGCTGCTCCCATGGTCCTTCTTGTTCGATTACTTCTCGAACATAGGCGATTGCATCACAGCTGGAGTTGTCGCCCAGGAGTCCATCCAGTGGGTAAACCGGACGGAGGTTCAGTCGCTCGTAATTAAGCGGCTGGCGCTCTTCGATCGGAAGCTCGCAAGTGGTTCCTGGGGAGTCGGCAAATTCATTGATGCGGGGGCGATCCCATCGTTCTCACAACATGAGCGTCGACGAGTGTTACGGCATGCGCAGAGCGGCATTGATTATCCCACTTTAAACTTCGAAATACCGAGCCTTCCGGCTCAGTGGGCCAACATGACCGCTCTCTTTGCACAAGCACAAATTGACGTCCATCCACAATCCCCACCTAAAAAGTGGAAACTACCGAAAGGAAAGTAATCATGGCCATTTCTTTGGCTGGTTCCGTAACCGGGACCGCACAGACGGGTTTCACCACGCCGGGCTTCACCATCGTGACCGACCAACCCCCTGCTTGGAACGCTAAGCAGTGGGCCATATCGGCCCTCACCGGTACTCAGACTGGCGCCAGTGCTACCTCGCAGTCCTCACCCTTCATCTTTATTGCGTACCGACCGGTTGCCTTTACGCCGGTTGGTCGGGTGAATCCGCAGGGTGTTCTTGTCAACAACGGTTTTAACAACTGGGCTTTTGTGGTCAAGAAGGGTATGATTCCCCTTGCTGGCCAGGCCCCGCAGGTTGCGACCTTCACTTTAAACATGAAGATCCCGGCCGGCGCTGATCTCGCCTCTCCAGGTGAGATTAAGAGTGCACTGAGCCTTCTTTTCGGCGCAGTGACGCAGGTCTCCGCAGGCACGGGAGACTCGCTTATCAGTGGGACAATGTAATGCCCCGGCGTTTTCGGGAGTTAAATCCGGAAACGTGGGAGCTTGTCCCCTTCGACTTCAGTAATCTTGCTGTCGAAGCTCTGAAGGACACCTTGAAGGGCATGACGCCTGAAGAACGGCGTCAAGTTCTCTCAAGGCTCACGAAATACTGTGAGCAACTCACGGAACAGCTGGATGAAATGCTAGCTGCCTCCACGAGTCCGATCCTTTAGCTGACACTCTTTTGTAACTCAAACGTTGTTGTCCGAGGACACAAGCATGGGCGTAAATCCTGATGTGTTAAACTCGCAACTGCTTCAAGACTTACACGCTGCTGGTTGGGACGGCTCGGAAGTTGCTTATCCGGGCCAAACCGTTAAACAAACTGCCATGATGTATATGTCTAGATCTCTCCTAAAGAAATATCATGGGGGGACGACTGACAATGGTAGGGACTCAAAAGCCCTCGCTTTATTTCTTGAGTGCAATGAGTCATGCCGGAACTTTCCCGGTATCCAGCCAAACTGTCTAGTGGATGAGATAATCATTGGAGAATTGAAATCGATTCTCTATGACTTCTTCAACCCAAAGCCGGGTATTATTGCCGTCGATGGGAAGAGGGGGTTCAAAATCTTCCGAAACAGGGAGCCTTTACTCCTGAACCTGAGTGATATAGCTGTCCACTTTGGAACGGGAAGAGGTTCTAACATCGGTGCACCTGGAGCGGACATGTATTCAAAGTACGTCTGCTCCACGATGTCAGCTACGAGTCCTTTGCTGCCGACCCTTTTCTGGCAGGCTATCTCAAACGACCCGTTGTGGCAATCCGTCGAATTTGAACGGTGCGCTATTCATGGGCATGAGCTAGTGAGCGGTGATAGCTTATTCTTTGTACCTAAGTCACGAGACATTTCTCGCACCTGCGGGAAGGCGCCCCTGATGAACATGTTCTTTCAAAAGGGAATTGAGGGTGTGTTGCGCGCTAGGCTTAAGGAGGTCTTCAACATCGACCTATCCGTACAGCCTGAGCGAAACGCACTCTTGGCGCATATCGGGTCATGTAATGAATCGCTGGCGACGATTGACTTGTCATCAGCGAGTGACACGATATCTGTTTCTCTCTTAAGGGACTTGCTCCCGCGTGAAGCCTTTAACTGGTTCATGCTTACGCGATCCCCCATTACCACGTTACCTAGTGGCGAGGAAATAGAACTTCACCTCATGGCGTCTATGGGAAACGGATTTTGTTTTCCGCTCCAGACAACGCTTTTTGCGAGCGTGGTAGCAGCTGTCTACCGGGTCATGGGCATTAAGTTGCTCCCATTCTCCGACGGCCCCACTCCAGTTCACCGGAACCCAACGATTAAGTCTGTCGTTGAAGGTTGTCTCACGAATGGACCCGTAAAACAGTTCCAGAGAACCGAATATGCTGGTAACTTCTCAGCATTTGGGGATGATATAATCGTAGACACTCGTGCTTATGGTACGGTGTGTCGGATCTTGACTCTCCTAGGTTTGAAGGTTAATGCTACAAAGTCCTTTAACGAGGGCTTCTTCCGTGAGTCTTGCGGCCATGACTATTTCCATGGCGAAAATGTCCGAGGAGTGTATATCGAAAAGCTCCAAGACACCGCAGACGTGTACTCCGCAATCAACCGCCTCACGCGTTGGTCAGCGTACCATGGGGTATTTCTCCCCCGATGCATCGGTTATCTTAGGCAGCACTGTAAGTTGCTTTTAGTGCCGCCGACTGAAGATGATGCAGCTGGGGTCCATGTTCCGCTAAAGATCGTCCAACGTGTTAAGCGCAATCAGCATGGGGGCTTTAAGTACATGGCCCTTGTGAAGGTTGCGCCCAAGTTTCCCATACCACCGGGAGATGTGGCTACAGGCTATGACCCTTTCCGCTACTTGCGCGAAATCCGGTGTGTTGATTACCCGGATCCCTGGCGTTACAGTGGGAGTGGTCTTTTGCTTGTATTTCTTGCGGGTGCTGTTAGGGACTGCAGCATCGGTATTAGAACCACCGGTGAAGCAGTGTATCAGCTAAGGAGGCGCTCTAGTCCTGGTTGGGACGGGGCAGTCCCCCGGTACGTCGAGAGGCGTACCTTCAGACATGAGTGGTCTATCATGGCTGAGCGCTACTACGGCTAATAAAAGCTACGTAGCGTCCTCTTGGTCGGATTTCTGACCAAACCCTGGGAGCCGTTGCCAAAACACCGGCATGACCTTGCATCCCAG